TGGATACCCACCCCAAATGAGTACCCACCCCAAACGAGTACCCAACACCACCCCCAAATGGATACCCAACACCACCCCCAAATGGATACCCACGAAGAAATAAAGAAGAGACAAAGAAGAGAGCAAGCAAGCGAGGGGGCGCACATCGCCAGCAAAGAAGCCAAGGCAGAGCGCCTGGCTGGCTGGCAGGATGTCTGGAATGAAGTGGTGGGTGTGGGCGCCTTGCCAACACTGGCTCAGCTCAGGCGAGTCAGGCTTGATGTCACTGAAGACATGCTGAGCCACTGTCTAGGTGAAACTGCGCTGGCTGTGGGCACCAAAGACATTGGCAATGCCAGAGGGCTCTTCTTTGCCGAGCTGCGGAAAGCCAAAGGCGATGAAGCGCCATGGACAAAAGAGCAAGTCAAGCGCGCGCTCTACCCTGCCAGCCTCACCAAGGGCAGGGATATGCGCAGACCTTCAAGCCAGCCAGCGCCAAAGCCACCACCCCCTGAGACTGAAGAAGAGAAGCAAGCCAGACGCGCGCGCACAGCTGCTGTGCTGGCCTCGCTGGATCGATCCATTCTCTTTGGGGGTGATGCATGAAGATGGCAGACACCATCAAGAGCCTTGACTCAGAGCGCTGCCTGTTGGGTGCCATGCTGGCAGATCCAGACCAGATTGATCAGCTGGTGGCTGATGGCTTGCAGGCCACTGACTTCTGGGCGCCACTTCACAGGCGAGCCTGGCAGGCCCTGGTGGCGCTCAGGCTTGGCTCAGAGCCTGTTGATGAAGTGACCCTGTGGCAGGCGCTGCAAGCAAGCGCACCCACCAGAGACGAGCACTTACGCGATCTGGCTTCATGGTCTGCCATGGGTGGCGCAATCCCTGCCCATGCCAGCAAGCACGCTCAGACGATCATGCAGCTGGCGCGCCTTAGAGATCTTCGCTTTGCAGCCTTGCAGGTGGCTGAGGGCTGTGAAGCGCCTGGTGCTGATCATGTCAAGCTGGGTGCCAGGCTCACACAGCAGCTGGACACCACAGCGCCCCCTTCATCGACGCTGCAAGGCATGCACAGCATCATGCAAAGTGTCTTTGTCGAGATTGAAGAGCGCAGCAAGCGAGAGGCGCCAGCTGGCATCAAGACAGGCTTCGCTGAGCTTGATGGCTTCATTGGCGCGCTTGAAGCCACCAGGCTCTATGTGCTCGCTGCCAGACCTGGCATGGGCAAGACAGCCATGATGCTTCAGCTGTGCCTCACAGCTGCGCTCAAAGGGCCTGTTTACATCGCAAGCCTTGAAATGACAGGCAAGGGGCTGGGTGAAAGGGCGCTGGCGCTTGAAGCCAGGGTGGATGCTGGCCTGATTAGAGAGCCATGGCGCCTGAGCCAGACGCACTGGTCTGCCATCCTGCAAGCGTCTGCCAGGCTCGCCAAGCTGCCCTTGCACATCGACGATGCCAGCAATGTGACACCAACTGAGCTTGCATCAAGGGTGCGCGCCTTTGCTCGCAAGCATGGCCAGCCAGCCCTGGTGGCTGTGGACTATCTTCAGCGCCTGAGCGCACCAGACACAGGCACTGCCAACAGGGCTGAGCGAGTGGGGGCAGGGTCATGGGCCTGCAAGGCCATTGCCAAAGACCATCACTGCCCTGTGTTGCTGCTGAGCCAGCTGAATCGCGAGTGCGAAAACAGGCGAGACAAGCACCCAAAGATGAGCGATCTGAAAGAGTCAGGCGACATTGAGCAGGATGCTGATGTGGTGCTGGCGCTCTATCGTGAAGGCTATTATGAGGCAGACGCTGATCAGACGCTGGCTGAAGTGCTGGTGCTGAAGAATAGGCATGGCAGCATGGGCACTGCCAATGCTCGCTGGATAGGCGCTCAGACGCGCTTTGCAGATGTGGGGTTTGGATATGAGTAAGAAGCAATGGACACAGCAGCCAGGGAAATTCATCGTCGGCCCTGATGACTCAGGCACATGGAACATGGCAGGCCTTGATGGTGGGTTTGTATCAGCCAGCATTTACAATCAAGACCACCCCAGCGCGCGCATTCTGGTGCATGCTAGCGCTTCAATGACACCAGATCAGGCGCGCCAGCTTGCCAAAGTGCTCAGTGATGCTGCTGACAGGGCTGAGGGGCTGCAATGATTGAAGTCATGACCATCAAAGCCATCAGCCAGGCCAGAAGAGATCTTCAGACAGTGCGCAAGCTCAGCAAGCAAGCCACCACTGAGGATGAAGCCAGGCAAGCTAGGCAGGCCTTCTTTAACCAATGGCGCTGCCATCGTCGTCTGGCTGATCTGACACAGGCCTTGATAGAGGCTCAGCCTGGTGGTGGTGTGCGATGAATTGCGAAAAGATCAGACGCATTGCGAAAATTGGCAATGGGCTCGCCAGCGATGCAAGCGCGCTGGCTGGCTCAGCTGGCAGGGTCTGCCTGTGGACAGGGATTGGTATTGGTGTGGCTGGCCTGGTGGTGGTGCTGATCGCCAAGGGAAACATCAGGATTGAGCAAGCGCGCTGGCGCCAGCGCAGAGGGGGTGAAGCATGACACATTTTGATATTAAAGCGCCTTTCCCGTGGTTTGGTGGCAAGTCAAGGGCAGCTGAGGCTGTGTGGTCTGCCCTTGGTGATGTGGATCACTACGTTGAGCCCTTTGCTGGCTCGCTGGCTGTGCTTCTCAGGCGCCCACACAAAGCCAACAGGGCCTATCACAGTGAAACAGTCAATGACGCTGATGGCTTGCTGGTGAATTTCTGGCGCGCTGTGCAGGCTGAGCCTGAAGCTGTGGCTGAGCACGCCAGCTGGCCTGTGGCAGAGGCTGATCTTCATGCCAGGCATCTTGCCATCTTGAAGTGGCGCACTGACGAGATGTTGCTGAAGCTGATGGGTGATGCTGAGTTTTATGATGCGCGCATCGCTGGCTGGTGGGTGTGGGGGCTGTGTTGTTGGATAGGCTCAGGGTGGTGCTCAGGCAAGGGCGCATGGATCGCTGATGATGACGGCAGGCTGGTGAAGCAGCCAAAGACAGGCAGGGGTGTGGTGCGTGGCAAGCCACAGATATATGATGGTGGCAGGGGTGCATTAAAGCCACAGCTGAGAGATCCAGGCATAGGCGAGCCACACTCCATGGCCATGCCAAAGCTGATCAAGTGGATGAAGGCGCTGTGCGCGCGCTTGCGCCATGTGCGCATCTTGAATGGCGATTGGTCAAGGGTATGCACCAGGGGCAGCACACACACCCTGCCAGTGCGCATGGGTGGCGTGGCTGGGGTCTTCTTAGATCCACCCTATGGGGCTGATGGTGTGGCTGATGTCTATAACCATGATTCATCCACAATCGCTGGCGATGTGGCGCAGTGGGCGCTGGCGCATGGCGATGATCCAAAGCTGAGGATTGTGCTCGCTGGCTTTGAGGTAGAGCACCAGGCGCTTGAAGATGCTGGGTGGGCTGTGGTGGATTGGTATCAAGGCGCTCAGGGTGGTCAAGTCTTTATGAAGGGTGGCATGGGCAACAAAGGCACCAAGGGCAGTCAGATGCACAGAGATCGCCTGTGGCTATCACCCCATTGTATTCAGCAAGCCAGCGCGCAACAGAGCCTGTTTGCTTGAAGGGGTGGTGATGCGCATATATTGGCCAGACAGGCAGAGGGGCTGAGCGATGCCAGGTGGCAGACCATCAAAACTCAACGCAAGCACGCAGAAGATCATCTGTGATGCTGTACGCAATTGCCTGCCATACGCCACAGCAGCCACGCTGGCTGGCGTCTCGTATCAGACGCTGCACACATGGATGACAAAGGGCAAGCAGCCTGATGGTGGCAAGTACACAGAGTTTCTTGATGCCCTTAAAAAGGCAGAGGCAGAGGCTCAGCAGATCCTTGCCAGTCGAATCGCTGAAGAAGACGCACAGAAGGCCAAAGGCTGGCAAAGATGGGCCTGGCTGTTAGAGCGTCGATGGCCTGAGACATGGGCAATGCGCCAGCCTGAGGCCAATGCTGATGAAGAGATCATTGTGAATTTGGTGGGTGATGACTGATGGCACAGTTCATCTGCAAGCCCCACAAGATCCAGCGCGCCTTTCTGTGCGACCCATCAAGGGTGCGCCTGTTTGTGGGTGGCATTGGCTCAGGCAAGACATGGGCAGGCGCTGTGGAGCTGGTACGCCAGCCACCAGGCACCAGGGTCATGGTGGTGGCGCCCACTTATCGAGTGCTCAAAGATGCCACACTGCCAGCCTTCATGGAGTCTGCCAGGCCCTTAGTCAGAAGCCACAGGCGCGCTGATCTCGTCACGCACTTGATCAATGGCACTGAGATCTTGTGGCGCACTGCCACTGAGCCAGATCGCTTGCGTGGTCCAAACCTTGGCGCCATCTGGATTGATGAAGCTGCCATGATCAAGACACCTGAGGCCTTTGAGATCTTGGTGGGGCGCTTGCGCTTGAAGCCTGGTAAAATATGGATGACCAGCACACCCAAAGGGTTTAATTGGCTTTACCAGCTGAGCAAAGATCAAGGCACAGCCACACACTTTGCATCGACGAAAGACAACACAGCCCTGCCTGATGACTTCTATGAATTTGTAAGTGGCCGGTACACCACCGAGCTTGCACAGCAGGAGCTTGAAGGCCAGTTCATTGACATGGCTGGTGGGCTCTTCAAGCGTGATTGGCTGCCTGTCTTCACTGGCTCGCTGCCAGATGCTCACAAGGGCCTGAGGTATCGCTTTTGGGATCTCGCTGTGTCTACCAAGGCCAGCGCAGACTTCACAGCCACTGCCAGGGTTACAGTGACTGATGATGCCAGGGTCTTCATTGATGGGCTGTGGCAGGGTAGAGCCAGCTGGCCTGAAGTGAAGAAGCGCATTATTGACACAGCCAGATCTGAGCCAGACACTGAAGTGGGCATTGAGACCATTGCAGGCTTTGAGATTGCCCATGCTGAGCTTTTGCAGGCGCCTGAGCTTGCCCATGTGGCAATGCGCTCTATAAAGCCTTCAAGGGACAAAGCCACCAGGGCTGCGCCTTTGGCTGCAAGGGCTGAGCGTGGCAAGGTCATGCTGATGGCTGGCGCGTACACAGAAGACTTGATAGGGCAGGCTGTGGCCTTTCCTGATGTCAAGCATGATGACTTGATAGACGCTGCCTCAGGGGCGCTGGCGATGACTGTGGGCTCCATTGGAGCTCGCATCAAAGTTGGCAGGTCTCGCACACAGGCTGGCAAGCGAAAAGTGGAGTGGTGACGATGAAAGCAACTGACACACAGATCGCTGTGAGCCTGGCTGAAGATGGCTCTACAGTGGCCACATACAGAGGGCAGTCACTGACAGTGCGCCCATCAGACTGGCTGCACAGGGCTTCAAGGTCTGGCCTGCCTTTCAGCGCTGGCAGAGAGCGCCTGGAGCACACACAGGCCTTTAAGCCAGTGTATGCCAGGGGCAGATCTGGCGATGTGGGGCTCTTCTGGCGCCTGAGCACCACAGAGCCCATGGTGCGTGATGCGATACAGGGCGCTGTGTCTGCCATCGGCGCTGCCCCTTGGCGCATTGAGAAGCCCACACTGCCAAGCCATCTGGCAGGCAACCCAGCTGCACAGGCTGCGCTGGATCGCCACTATGATTATGCCAGCCTGGTGTGGTCTTCATGGACTGACACAGGGCTTGACAGGGTGTGGTCTGATTGGATCGCTGATATCCTTCAGTTCAGCATGATCTGTGGCTTCTACCTTGGCGAGATCACAGCCATTGAGCGCCAGCTGGCGATGCCACAGGGCCCTGTCAGAACCTATCTTATCCCTGAGATACCCTTGACCATCATGCCAAAGAGCGTCGATGAGTGGGTTTTTCAAGGCAATCCTGACACAGGCATGGTGGCAGTGGTCCAAGAGACCTTCGACCAGATTGACACCTTTGGCAATGCTGGGCCTGGCTCCAAGGTGATTCAGTGGGAGAAGCTGATTCATGTGCCCTTCATGCCAGCAAGCAAAGGCGATCTTGAAGGGCGCTCCATTCTCAGGGCCTGTGCTCGCCTGATTGAGATGAAGCAGAAGGCCTTGCAGCTGTGGGCGCTGGCCACTGAAGTCAATGCCCTTGGCATTATGACAGTCAAGCAAGACCCACAGCGCCCCTTGACCACTGAGGCTGAAGACAAGTTGGATGATGAGCTTGGCAACAGAACTGCTGAGCATGTCAGTCACATCATCATGCCACCAGGCGACCATGAACTGCAGATCATCAGCCCTGCCAGCGCCACTCCAGATCTGGGCCCACAGATCGACGCGCTAGACAGGCAGATCGGTCATGCCCTTGGCAATGTCCACAGGCTGATGTCACTGCAAGGCACTGGCAGTTATGGAGCCAGGCAGGATGCCAGCGCTGAAGCGCGCGATGCCTATGACTATCTGGCAGACTTGCCAGCCAGGGCAGCTGAGCGCCTGCTTCGTCGCTTCATCATTCTCAACTTCCCAATGGATGCGCGCCTTGGCATGATCTTCACCCCCAATGTGGCACATGCTGTGGTGGAAGAGAAAGACAACGCCAAGCGCGCCAGCACCCTTGCAACGCTGAAGAATGCTGGCCTGCTGACACCCACACCTGAGATTCAAGCGCAGCTGGCCAAAGAGAATGACTTGGCCATGGGCATTGTGGATGAAGAAGGCTGAAGCGCCCCTGCTTGACGCAAGCGATCAGCGCCCCTAATTATAAACAGACTGACGAGTCGGTTTTGAGGCATCATGGCACCATTGACAAAAGTCACTAGCAGCAATGTGGATCAAGTCGGAAGGTCTGGCGATGATCTCAGGGTGATCTTTCGCAATGGTGGGGTGTATGACTACAAAGGCGCCGCTGAGAATTTGCGTTATATGCTCGCTGCAAGGTCCAAGGGCAAGTATCTGCACTGGCTTGTAAAGCGCTTTTACCCATATGAGAAGGTCACACAGCTGGCTCAGCTTGGTGATGGGCGCACACAGGCGCAGACCCCAGCCCCCAAAGAAGACCGCATCAAGGGCAGCAAGCGAAACCCCAAAGGCTCAGCCTCAGGCACCAGGGGCGGCATTGAGATTGACAAGGCCACTGAGAAGGCGCTGAGAGCCAAAGTGGATGCGCTCAAAGGCAATAAACGCACTGTGGACATTGGCACCCTGAAAGCTGTCTATCGTCGCGGCGCTGGCGCATTCTCGACAAGCCACAGGCCTGGCATGTCTCGCAATCAATGGAGCATGGGCAGGGTCAATGCCTTTCTGAAGCTGCTGAAGACTGGCCAGCGAAAGAGGTCTTACACCACTGACCTTGACTTGCTGCCAAAGGATCACCCCCAAAGCACCAGGCAGGCTGAGTCAGTGAAGCCACCACAGTGGATGCGCAACGCTGCCAAGTGGGCGCTCAAAGTGCGCGCTGAAGCACCACCCAGCAAGCGCGCTGGCACGCCTGTGGGCATTGCCAGAGCCAGGGATCTTGCTGGTGGCAGGCCACTGAGCAAAGAGACGCTTGAAAGGATGCGAGACTACATCAATCGGGCAGCTGGCACAGCAGACAAGGCGCCAGCCAGAGACGAGCAAGGCCATGTGCCAAAGGCCAAGCAAGCCCTTGGCCTGTGGGGTGGCAGACGTGGCAAGCGAGTGGCCAGGTGGGCTGCACAGCAGCTGCGCAAGATGGAGGCAGACAAGTGAGACAGGGATTGGTGTTGACACTCAATGGCCTGCCACCAAAGCCAAAAGACCCAGCTGACCGCCTGGTCAAGTGGGTGGTGATCGCTCAGGCCCCTGGCTTTGTCTATCAGGGGCGCCACTTTGATGTGGATGGCAGCTGGATTGAAGACAGGGTGGCCGAGTATCGCAAGCTGGCCAAAGGCGACTATACAGCGCCCATGCTCAGGGAGCATGACAGAGATGGTGAGCGCCATGGTGATGTGCTGGCGCTCAGGCGCCACAGCATTGATGGTGTTGACAGTCTCATCGCTGCTGTGGCCTTTGCAGATCCTGAGGCAGAAGACAAGCTGAAGCGCGGACAGATCAAGTATGTCTCGCCAAGCTTTGGCCCCATTGAAGATGACAGGGGCAATACATATGACTTTGCATTGCGCGAGGTCTCACTTGTGGCAGCGCCACATCAGAAGCACTTAAAGCCTGGTGACACACATGTGCTAGGCACAGAGGGAGAAGTTATGCCTGAGCATTACGATGACAAGGAGAAGGCTGAGCTTGCTGATGAAGCAAAGCCTGAAGAAGACCGCCTGAGCCAGCTTGAAGCTGTGGTGGGCAAGCTGGCTGGCCAGATGGCTGAGATGATGGAGCTGAAGTCTTTGATGGAAGCTGCCATGATGGAGGCTGAGGCTGGCGAGGATGAAGACAAAGAAGACGCGCCAGCGCCTGAGATGTCTGAAGAGATCGCCACCCTGAGGGCTGAGCGTGACCAGCTGCAAGCTGAGCGAGACAAAGCCATCTTCACCCAGATTCAGCCCCAAAGCCTGATCTGGACTGCTGAGCTTGCTGAAGTGGTCTTCAACGTCTGGCGCGCTGATAAAGATCGTGTTGGCGCCATCCTGGCTGAAGCCACCCCAAAGGACACTGAGCCAGCGCAGCGCAAGCTTGAGCCAGCCCCCATGAATCCATGGGCAGTGCGCCTGTCTGAGGCCAGCGCCCCCATCGTCGATGAAGACCCCACACTGAGTGATGCTGATCTCAATGCCAAGGCTGTGCAGATGGCCGAGGGTGATCAGATCAAGGCGAACGCCATTTACAGAGAACTGAAGAAGGCTGCGCTGGCGCGCGCCTGAGGAGACTGAAGATGTCTGATCAGAACACGATTCTTGGCAAGGCTGGCGCCAGCGCGCTTGCTGCCTATTCCATTGTGGTGAACAACGCTGGTGTGCTTGACACAGCTTCAGTCGCCACTGATCAAGCCTTTGGCGTGGTGCTGAATTCGCCAGACAGTGGCGCTGAAGCCCTGGTGGCTGTTGAAGGCTTCAGCCTTGTTGACTTTGGTGGTGTGGTGCAACCCTATGCTGACATCACCACCAATGGCAGTGGCCAGGCTGTGGCAGCGACTGCTGCCGATTTGATCATTGGCTTCTATGCGCCTGAGCCTGTGGATGGCGCTGTGTCTGCCACTGCCAGTGGCGACCGTGCCCGTGTTTACCTTCACAGCTACAAAGGCAACGTGAAAGCCTGATAGGAGATATGACCCATGGCAACGCCTTCATACATTGTCACTGATGTTGACATCAATCGAGTCAGTGAGTCTTTTGTCCAATCGAACATGGACAAATTCGCCATCAGCACCATGCCTAAAGCTCTTTGCTTGGACAAAGAGACAGGGCGCAGCAACACCACCAGTTATGATCTGGCTGCGCTGTCTAATGCCCTGATGGAAGGCACCAATCTGCGCGATTGGTCCCCTGGCATCGACCCACCCAGCGCTGGCACCTTGCTTGAAAGCGCTGTCGAGTTCACTGTGCGTATCCGCTCTACGCTGGATCTGCCCCGCCCCCTGCGACGCGGCCAGACCTTTGAACATCGCTTTGCTGATCTGGAGCGCAACATTGTGCCCATCCAGCTGAGCAAGATCTATCAGGCCCATGACGCTGACATCGCAGCTGCGATGGTCAACAGCAGCCTGTTTCAGGAGCAATCCTTCACCACCAGCATTGGCAGTGGCCTTGATAACCCTGCTGACTATGCGCAGCAGAACCCTGTGGGTGACATTGAAGCTCGCCTGGTGGGCTTGCGCCCATACAGCAACTTCGCTGGCTTGGAGCTCCGCTGCTACATGTCTGGCAAGGTCGCTGCCACCCTGGCTGTGCACCCTGCCTACACTGGTGGTGGCACTGGCTCAGCTGTGGCTTCAGGCCTGCCCCGCGCAGACTTCATCAGCCGCTTCAGCAGCTTGCATGGTTGTAAGACCTATGTCTTTGACAACCTGATCAACAGCGCTGCCCTTGGCCAGTCTGCCAGCATTGTTGAGACCTTCAACCAGACCAACAGCACTGCTGTGCTCTTCTTTGGCCTGTTTGATACGCGCGCTGGCTCTTTCGATCTGCGCAGCCAGGAAGCCAGTGATGCGCCTGATGGCGCGCTGGTGTGGGCCTGCTCGCAAGATCCCAACGTCGTTGAGTACACTGATGGGCGCAAGATGGTGCAATCCTTCTGGGGTCGCGCTGGCTACACCATTTACAGCCCACGTGGCACAGGCGCTGGCATCTCGTCTGATCTTGGCTTCTTCATGAAGCAGGTCTCTGGCGCTGGCTCTGGTGGCATCTTCACCACTGCCTGATGATTGATGGCTTCAATGGTGGCGAGCATCCACACATGGATCAGCCACCAGGCCACATGCTGGCCAGCCCCTGTGCTGTATTGGGGCTGGCCTTCACACATCCACAATGGTGAGACCATGGCAACAGTGGAAACCTTTGGCGTCGACGCTGATCGCATTCTGGCTGATCTGCCACAACTCGTCATTGACACAGGCGCTGGCATCTTGCTGACCACTGCAAGGGCCACAACGCTGATACAGGCTCAGGCAGCGCGCATCAACGCCATGCTTGATGGCGCCTTTGGCGCTGGCACATCAGCTGCCATTGCAGCGCTTGGCGCCACTGATTCACAGTATCTCAACGCTCAGCGCCTGGTGGTGGCTGCTGTGATTCCACAGGTGTTGCGAGCAAGCCATCACCCCACCACCATTGATGCTGACACCAGGGCCTTGCTTGAAGACTTGCAGGCTCAGCTGGCATTGCTTGAAAGCGACCCAGCCAGGGCCATTGGCAGGGTGTCTGATGACTCTAGTGTGTCCATGCCGCGTACTCGCTTTGCAGACTTGCAGCTGAGCACCACACTGGCCAGCAAGCGAGCCAGGCGCAAGTTTGATGGGCGCTCCAATTTGCTTGGTGTGGATGAAGGGGGCTTTGAGTTTTGAGCATCAAGGGTCAAGAGGTCTTCAGACGCGCGCTGGCCAGCCTGCCCTTCACCATTGATCAAGAATTGATTGATGTGGTGGATGAGGCTGTGGTGTCTGAGTTCAGGCGCCAGAGCCAGGATATCCCCTTCTATGAGGGCAAGCCCTACACAGACAAGTATGGCAAGCACGGGGGACCACTGCGCAACTCGCTGACGAGCACCACTGATCCATACCACTTTGCAGGTGTGGTGGGTGACACCATTGAGATTGGCACAGAGGTTGAGTATGCGAAATACAACACACTGCCTGAGCCAGACCCCAGAGCCATTGAGGCAGCCATCCTGAGGCTCTTCATGGAGCGCTTGCGCAGAGGGGGTGGCACATGACCATTGACATCAATCAAGGCCACTACACCCTGTTGAAGGCCTGCAAAGCAGTCATCAGAGACAACTTCAACACAGCCAGAGCCACTGTCAGTGGTGAAGGGGTGTCTGATTATCTGCCTGATGTGCGCCAAGATGGCGCCACACTCAATGGGCGCAACGTCTATGTAAGCCAGGGCGATAGGATACCCATACAAGCCAGCCAGTTCATCCTTCTCAGCGCGCGCAAAATTGGCGAGCCAAGGCGCACCAATGCGCTTGCAGTTGAAGATCAAGACTATGAACTGAGCGCCCTGGTGGGTGTCAAAGGCTTGACCCTGGCAAGGGCTGGCAGTGATCCAGCGCCCACCCCAGAAGACGCTGGCTGGCAAACAGCAGGCCTGCTTGAGCAGATCGCAAGCTATTGCCTCAGACGCTATCTGTGCGCCAGCACTGCTTCAAGTGCTTACAATATTACACCCACAGGCTTTGACCCTGTGCCCTATGACAGGCGAGATCCTAGCAAGTATGCTTACATCAGCCGATACACCATCACCATGAGAGTGCTTGATGCACGGGGGCTTTGACGTATGAGTGAGAGTAAACTGATCATCCCTGCCATTGGCAAGGTGCTGGCCAAGGTCGAGACCACGCCAGGAACCAAGGTGGCGCTTGCTGATGCTGATGCTGTCTTCTTTGAAGAGATTGAATGGCAATATGCATCAGACAATATCCAGCGAGTGCCACTTGCGCCTGAGCGCCATGGCGTCAAGTCTGTGGAAGGTCCAAGGCGCATCACATGGAGTGGCTCTACAGAGATGGCGCTGCCTGATGCCTATGACACAGCCAGCGATGTGCCACACCCTGATGTGTGGATTCAATCCTGTGGCTTTCAGCGCGAAGACTTCACAGACGCTGCCCATGAAGCCAGCTTCTATGCGCTGGCCAGCACCAATCATAAAGCCATCAGCTTTGAGGCCTATGAATTCACAGCTGATGGCGCAGACGCTGATTTTGTGCAAGCCAGGGGTGCGCGCTGTGATTGGGAACTGTCCATGGTCGATGGTGAAAGGGTCAAGCTCACACTGAGCAATGGCCTGGCCACTGAAGCCAGCGATGAAGACGAGACCTATCAGGCCAGCGCTGGCGAGTCCAAGGCAGTCACTTACTACACAGACAAGCCCTATGTGGTGAACAGGGGCAACACATCAGCAGAGCTTGTTGACATCAGCAATGCGCTGGCGCCTGTGGTCTTTGGTGGTGGCACTCAGGGTTCGCCAGCTGGAAACTTTCAGATCATCAGCGCCACTTTCGCTGGCAACATGGAGCCAGAAGAGCAGAGGGGGCTGGGTCTTCAGCGCAACCGCCTGGCAGGCTCAGGGCCTGTCACTGGCACCATCGTCATTGAAGAAGGGCTGCTGACCAATGCCAGCGCCTTTGACCCCTATGCCCTCAGGCGCACTGGCGCAGCCCTTGAATGGCGCTGCAAGGTCACACAGAATGACATCAGTGGTAACAGCACCTTCTTTGCCACCCATGCCTATCTTCAGATTGTGGGTGTGAACCACACTGACGCTGGCAAGCGTAGAGTGTGGGAGCTCGAAGTAGAGGTCAAATACCCTGAAGACCCATCAGACAGTGATCCAGCTGTGGGCGCCAGCCCCACCCAGACCTTTGACTATACCGATGGCACCAAGGGTCTTTATGAGAACCTGGCAGTCACCAATGTGGGTGTCTTTGGCATCTGCTTCTTCAGAACAGTGTGAACCTGAGAGATTGAATCAGTGGGATACTTTGTCAAAAGAGAAAGGATCTTTGCAGCGCTAGACGCTGATCGAGTGGATGAAGGCAGCTTCAAAATTGAAGGGCCTGATCATCCATGCTTTGTGCTGGCGCCACACATCACCCTGGCAGGCGCTGAGGTCATGGCCATGTTGAAAGGCGACACACCAGCTGACCACATCCACGCCATGGCAGCTGGCGCCGCTGTCATTGTCGAGAGCCTGGCAGGCAAGTGGGCGCTTTACCCTGGTGGTGAAGCAGACTGGCCTGAGAAGTGGCAAGGGGCAGACATGGCTGAGCGCCAGCACATGGCCAGCGCCTTTGATGTGCGCTCGCTGGCGCGCCTGGCGCAAGCTGCACAGCGTAAAGCGACACTGAGCGAGACAGAGCAGGGGGAATAGTCAAGGCAGTGCGACTCATCAAGGCAGGACATGGCAAGGCTGTGTCACGCGTCGCATCGCCTTTCATACTGTGGCAGCTGGGTCTTCACAATGATGTGTGCCCTGAGACAGGGGGCTTGATGCCTTGGAAAGCTGCCACACTCTATGATCACCCTGTGAGAGAAGTGCTGGCACAGCGAGCCATCAGGGCAGCATGGGCAGACGAGCGAAAGAAGAAGGGCAGATAAATGGCTAGCTTTCCAATCGTCGTCGACGTGATGATCAAGGGGCTTGATCAGATCAAGCGCCTGGTCGAAACCACCAAGCAAGCTGCTGATGTCCTTGATGATGCGCAGAAGCCACTTAAAGAATGGCCTGAGTCAAGCAAAAAGGCAGGCAATGCTTCTGAAGAAGCTGGCGAAAAGATCAAGGGCGCTGGCAAGGCTGCAAAGCAAGCTGGCATCGACCTTGAAAGAACAGCCACCAAATTCAGAGCCATGGGCTCAGCTGGCACCCTGGCAGGCGATAGCTTAGAGCGCCTGAGCATTGTCACCAGTGGCCCATTGGGCGCTGCAATCGGCGCCGCTGTGGTGGGCTTTGCAGCCTTGCAGGCTGGGGTGGCTGTCTTCAAGGCCACAGTGGATGGCCTGATCGCCAGCGTCAATTCCTACATCAAGACAAGCAAGCCCCTGCAAGATGCTCAGGGCAGGCTCAATCAACAGTTTGAAGACTTCAAGGCCACACTTGGAGCAGCCATCACAGGGGGTGAAGGCTTTGCAAAGGTCATGGATACTGTTGGTGGGGTGATCAGCGATCTCACAAACTTCATCGCTGAAAACTCAGACCACATCCTGAGCTTTGTGAAGGTCGCTGCCACAGTGACAGCCACCATTGCCAAGGTCGCTGTCACTGGCATCATGGCGCTCTTTGCACCAGTCACCATGACTGTTGATGCTGCCATCAAGGTAATGAGTGAATTGCTGGCCTTTGCTGGTAGGGCTCAGCAGAGTGTCATTGAATTTATGATGGCGCTGCCTGAAGCAGCCATAGAGGCAGCTGGCTTCAGCACAAAGGGCCTGGCTGCCATGTATCGCCAAGCAAACAGGCTGGCCATGACAGCTGGCAAGTAAAGTGGCGAAGCCCTTGTCAATGGCTATACAGTGGCACTGCTGAAAGGCAACACAGCCATCAATCAGGCCATTGATAAGATCAATGCGAGCATTCAAGGTGTGGGTGGTGGCACTGGCAGGATCAAGGGTGTGGTGGATGACCCATCAGCGCCTGGTGGCGCGCCACAAGATCAGCTGGCGCCAGAGCGCATCACTGTTGGGCTTGGCTTTGGTGAAGGTCTCATCAGGCGCGCCTTGCAGCTTGAAGAGATGCGCAAAGAGCGAGAAAGGCAGGGTGCTGAAATTCAAGCCTTGATCGCATCCATTGATGAAGCTGAGCTTGCGCAGAAGGCCTTCAACACCAGGCTGGCTGCTGAATTCACCAAGGTGGGTGAATTGGGTGTGGCATCTTTTCAACAGCTTGGCTCTTCAGTGTCGTATGCCATGGGCGAGATGATTGCTGGCACATCAACGCTCAAAGACTTTGGCGATGCCATGGCCAATCTCGCTGGCCAGATTGCAGCCAGCTTTGGCCAGCTGTTTATTCAGATGGGCACAGGCTTTCTCATCACCAGCCCTGCTGTGGGTGTGGGCTTGATTGCAGCTGGCCTGGCTCTTCAGGGCCTGGCTGGCTTTCTCAGTGGCAAGGGCGCAGCCAACAAAGGCAGGGGCGCTGGCGCTGGCAGGGGCGCTGGCGCTGATGCCAGCAAAGCTGTGGCCAGAGAAGTCACCAGAAGCCTGAGACCATCAGGGGCTGGTGGCGAGAATGTGACCAATATTGAAGTGGTGATTGGTGGGCGCTCTATCCAGCCTGAGATGGTGGCCATCGTCGATGACATCGCCAGACAGCGCAGATCCAGATATCTTGGCAGACGTATGGGGGCTTTCTGATGGCAGACTTCACAAGGTGTCTCTTCACCCTGCCTTATAAGATCACCACAGCCACCCAGATCAGGGTGGTCTTTGCTGACTCAGCAGTGGGCGCCACCACAGTCACAGCCACTGCTGTGGCTGGCACTTACTTCAATGACCTTGATGTGGATGGCGCAGCATTGGGTGTCAACCTGCTCGAGCATCTGATCAGCCAGCTTGAGAATTCTGAGCTTGCAGCTGGCACCAATGGCACTTGGAGCATAGAGCACATATCAGGCACCTATCAGGGCAAATACAAGATCCAGCGAGAGAAGGGCAATCCGGCTGATGATGTCACCAGCCTTGAAGTCATTGGTGGTGAAGTGTCCATGCTCACCTTTGGCTTTGCTTCAGCAGCTGCACAGGCGCCAGCTGTGAGCACTGATGATCCTGCTGTGTGGACAGCACCCAACAGGGCACAGGGCCTGTGGATCATTGATGACTACCCTGGCCTGAGCGCTGGCGCTGAAGAGCGCACCACCACCACAGTGCTGAGCGCCACCAGCCCTGATGGCACCACAGCCAGAGACACCTATGGCGATGTGACCAGAAAAGTGATTGATCTGCTCACACTGCCAGCTGCCAGTGTCTTTAAATTCTATGTCAATGACCCTGATTATGCTTCAGGCCTTGGCGCAGCCACAGGCGATGTCAATGCCTGCTTTGACGAGCTAAGGCGCCTGTGGTCTCGCCTTGATGCTGATGTCTATTGCCGATTCTACCCAGACGCAGCCACACTAACGAGCTTTGTGCAGCTTCAGCCAGGCGCTCAGGATGGCTGGCTGGCGAGCCTTGACGCTGTGGCTGATAGGGTCTCTTCTAACCCTGTGCTCTACAATCTCACCATCACAGCCTATGTGGTCGAATAGGGGCGCCCCATGCCAAGATATCTTCATGCCATAAAGATTGAAGGCCTTGGCGATGTCACAGCATCTGCCACTGATAAGCGCTATCGCATCTGCTATGCGCGCGCATTCTTTGATGCGCCATCCACAGCAGACGCTGATGGGCTCTTCATCGATGGCTTGCAGATGTGGCCTTCTGAGCTGAGCGATGATGTTGACTTCAGGGATGGCAGAGCCACTATCAGCAACCAAACCTTCACACTGCGCGCAG